CACCAACGAAACAACCGCCGCAGCCAATACCGCTGCCCGTGTGGGTGGACTATTCGACGACCTCGCCGATACCGCAACCCTTGACCGAGAGCGGGGCGTTGCGAACCTTTACCTTGACACGGACGCTTCGTTCACGCCCACCCAAGGGAGTGCGGTAAAACTCACCTCTGCAATGAAGTCGGGCCTGCTGACTACCTACAACTTTTCACGGACCACCACATCCATCACCTACACAGGCACGACTGGTGCGGCCTTGCGGGTGTCGGCCAGCATGGTGTTCAAGCAGGGCAACGGCAACCAAATCAAGGTTTACATTGCCAAAAACGGAACCATCATTCCGCAGTCCATGACCGACATTACGACCGCTCACTCGGAGGGCCACTCGGTCACGCTTGAAGCGATTCTGCAAGGGGCGGTCAATGACGAGTTCACCATCTACATCAACGCCGTCACCAACCCAGGGGCCATCTCAATTACCTCCCTCAACTTTACCGTACACACGCTATGAGCATAAAGCAATCGTTCACCCAATGGCTGGGGATTGAGCATAAGGTCCCCGTGATGCTTGAAAACAAAGCGGGCAAGTATATAACCTACGGGGCGTTCAACGAGTACCCCTACTATCTGCTGGACAACTACCGCCGAAGCAGCAAGCACAACGCCATCGTGAATGGCAAGGTGAACTACATTGTGGGCGGTGGATGGCAACCAGGCGAGAAGATGACCGTGGAGCAGCAGGCCCGCTACGCCAAGTTTTTTGACGGCCTATCCGAACACGACGACCTCAACGACATCACGGAAAAACTCGTCTTGGACCTTGAACTATTCAATGGTTTCGCCGTCGCAGTCACATGGAACAAGATGGGAACCATTGCGAAGATGGAACACATCCCCTTTGAAAAAATCCGAGTTGACAAGGACGAGCGGATGTTCCAAGTCGCCGATTGGTATGACGATGCCATGGTCCAACTCTACCCCAAAATTGGCGATGTAGAGAAAATCCCCGCCTTTGATGCTGACAACCGTATCGGCAAGCAACTGTTCTATTACAGGGTGTACGCAGCAGGCGTGAAGTCCTATCCCCTGCCCGAATACATGGGGGGCTTGGCGTGGATTGAAGCCGATGTCCAGGTGGCGAACTTCCACAACAACAACCTGCGGAACAACTTTTGGGGAGGCTATCTCATAAACTTCAACAACGGAATCCCGACACCCGAAGAGCAAGGCGACATTGAGCGGCAGATTAAACGCAAGTTTTCGGGGACCGACAATGCAGGTCGCTTTGTGGTGACCTTCAACGATGATGTCAGCAAGGCTCCAACGCTGGAACCGCTCACGCCGTCCGACATGGACAAGCAGTTTGAGATTTTGAACAAGGCCATTCAGTCGGAAATATTTATCAGCCACCGTGTCGTGAACCCGATGCTATTTGGCGTGAAGACCGAAGGCCAACTGGGGGGCAGGCAAGAACTCGTTGAGGCGTACGAACTATTCAAAGCGACCTATGTGAACGACCGAGTTCGCAAAGTGGAGCGGATGATTAACTATTTGGGTTCGTTCAATGGCGTGGAAGGAATGGAACTTATTCCCGTGGAACCCATCACCGAGCAGTTAAGCGAGAACGCAATGATTCAAGCAATGACACCCACCGAACTCCGAGAGAAGGCGGGATTGCCTGCTATTGAGATTAAGACCGAAAGCAGCGTGCAGGATGTTATCACGGCCATTAATAGCCTCTCTCCACTCGTTGCAAACAAGGTGCTGGAGTCAATGTCACCAAACGAAATCCGTGCGCTTGTATCGCTTCCTGCAAAGGCAGAGGGCCAAGGACTGATGACCCCCGTTGGCACGCCTTCGGATGTGGTTGGACCCAATCCCCAACCCGACGAGCAACCACAAACCCCCGCCATAATGGGCAACGATAACATCAAGAAATTGTCGGGCCGTGAGTATCAAAACCTCATGCGGATAGTTCGGCACTATGCCCAAGAAAAAATCACGCTGGAGATGGCCTGCACCATGCTATCCGCTGGTTTCGGATTGACCCCCGAAGAAGTGAACACCCTGCTCGGCGTGCAGGAGCAGGCGTTCAGCGAACCCCAATGGGGCGAAGAAGACACCGAGGACTACGGATGGGGCGAGGAAGAATTCAAGGTCTTGGAGGTGGTCGCCAGTAAGTTTGGAAGCAGTTCCGACGACTATGTGGTCATGCATTCCAAGCCAATGCGGTTTGACACCGACTTAGACGACCAAGTGCGTCAAGCCTTCGCCGAACTGGGGGAGGAGGAGGTTGAACTTGACAAGAAGATTGAAGCCTACCGCAAGAAGAACCGAGATGCATCCGTGGAAGAAATGGCCAAGGAGTTTGGGGTCAGCAAGGCCAAGGTCGCTAAGCGGGTGGCTTACCTAATCACAAAAGACCGTTACCCCATCGCAAGAACGGTGGACCAAATCTCCAAGGAAGGTGCCAAGCCAACGGCCGAACCCGTGCTGGAGGTCCGCTACAAATACTCTTGGGCCGCTGGTTTCAGCAACAAGGACAAGAGGACCAGCCGTGAGTTTTGCAAGGTGATGCTGGACCTCGCTGACCAAGGGAAGGTTTACACCCGTGACGACATCAACGGCATCTCCAACATCATGGGCTACTCCGTTTGGAATCGCAGAGGCGGTTGGTATCACACCGCCAGCGGAGTGAACCGCCCCCAATGCCGCCATGTATGGGAGCAGCAGTTGGTAATCCGTAAGGGCAACAAAATTTCAAAAGCATGAAGGCACTATTCATAAGCGAGCAGACGCTCTTGGACAATTCGGTCATCAACGAAAATGTTTCGTTTACGCAAATTCGGCCCACCATCGTGAAGGTCCAAGAGATGCGGATTCAGCCGATAGTCGGATCGGCCCTGTACTCGGAAATGGTGGGGCAAGTGGTGAGCGGCACGACCACGGCCTTGAACACTACGCTCTTGGAAGATTACATCCAACCCGCTATGGTGCAATGGCTCTATTACGAGTTGCCGATGGTCTTGGCGTTTAAATACATGAACAAGGGAATGGTTCGCCGTACAAGCGAGGAATCTTCCCAAATGAGCATGGACGAAATCACCCGCCTCACGGACAAAGTGAAGAACGATGCGGAGTGGTATTCCGAGCGCATCACCCGCTACCTCATGGAGCAAAAGGCGAATTACCCGCTCTTCAACTCCCCGCCATCGGCCTTGGACACCATCTACCCCAACGGCACCAACTACAACACGGGGATGGCATTGGATGCAAGAACCCTCCGCCGTGGTGCTGGGCTTGATAGACCTTGGCCATACGGCTACGACCCCTACTGCAACAACTGCTGAACATGGGCGCACATTCTAAAAACATTCTGAAACTCCAAGCATATGTCATGGATAAAAATCAAGCAAGCACTCCTTGCGCTTGCAAATGCTCACCCGCAGGTCAACTCCTTCGGGACGGGCGATCCTCTTGCAATAGGGACCGACAACACGATAAACCTTCGCACCCCAAGCCGTGAGCGAATCGTCTATCCGCTCGTATTTGCGGATGTGCAGTCAGCAAGCACGGACTTGGGCAGTTTGGCTCTTACTGTGGGTGTCTATTTCAGCGACCGAGTGGAATCCATTGCCACGATGGGTGGCGTGGTTTCGGGCAGTCCGACGCTGGGCTGGCAAGACAACGAAGACGAGGTTTTGAGCGACCAACTGCAAATCGCACAGGACTTCATTTCAAGCCTTACAAACGACCCGACGCAAGAGTGGACCCTAAGTACCAGCGTGTCCTTGACGAGGTTCGTGGAGAGCCGTGACGACCGCACAGCGGGGTGGGTGGCTACGATGTCATTCCAACTGCCGTATTCTCACTCCATTTGTGAAATTCCTTCATAAGATACATTTACCCTAAACACCCCAAGCAATGCCTACTCCTATTCTACAACAAATTCTCGGCCAAGGCGGCACGATGCAGTTCATTGACGCTGCCGTAAGTGGCGCAAACTTTGACTTCATTGTCGTCAACACGGCTGCGACCTTCACGACCTTGACAGGTACTGGCGGCGAGAACCTGCTGACCGCCTACGCAATGAGCGGCAAGTCCGTGTCTGCGGGCATCGTTATAT